CCAGAGTAATCAAAGAATCCTAATCTTTCAAAAGACTCAGTTATAATATCATCGATCGAGAGAAATTTCTCGAATGTACTTGTGCCTGAAAAAGCCACGTAAACCTCCTACGAGTTGCTTCCGCCACTATGAAACACAGTTAACTTCGTAACCTGCTCTGTAGTGAAAACAGAATTAAGATTAGTTTTAAATAGAATAGGTGTAGGGAAAATTACAGTTTTACTTTCCGCTACTGCACCATGATCTATTTTAACTTTAGAAGTTGTTCCATCTTTTAATTCTATTGTTCCTGCAGTCGCTGTTCCAACATAATGTATTCCGTAAGCTCTAGTTCTACCCACTTGAATAGTTTTAGCTTCAGTAGTTACGTTGCTGGCTACGCCGTCTTGTGTAGATGCAAATGTTGTCATTTTTTCTCCTTAAAATTTTATGTGGGCCCGAAGGCCCACAAAATTATTTATTACTGTGTATCAAAAGGTGTTGCTAAAGATCCTGTAGCATTAAGTAATCCCTCTACAAAGTAAAGGTTTGCTGCTACTGCAGTAAACTTAATGTAAGAACCTTTTAAACCACCTGTTGTTGCAACAGAAGCACCTGCTTCACCATTTAGATTAACTTCATTGTTTGCTGCAGCTGGAACAAATTGTTTTCCAGCAACTGAAGCATCAATTCCAAGTGTAACCATACCAACAAATTTGTCATCTGTGTTAGCAGTTTTAATTGTACCAGTGAAATCATCTGTAAAAAGAATTTCAAAAGTAGTTCCAATTGTGCTTGGGTTATTTGGATCACTTCCTGGTCCTGCTACAGCTGAGTCAGCTGATGCATTGATTGCAGGTATTGTAATTGCAGTTGGTGTGCCTGCAGGATCCATAGTTACAAGTCTTCCTGCGTGATCAGCAACAGTTAAATCAGTTGCTAAAGTTAATGCAGGGACTGCTCCTGGTCCAATTGATTGAAAACCATTTTTTGATCTTACTGGTCCGTCAAAGGTTGTATTTGCCATGATATTATCCTCCTAGTTTCTGTTTATGTAGTCTCTAGGCTGTCGACTGTATGCGTCTACATAAACTAATTATATACAGTAAGTTTTTTATATACTAGTTTTTAGTAGAGTGCAAGAGAGCCTGTAGTGTGGAGTGGAATTTTTCCAACGATGTAGCTTTTTATTAAGTAGCTACGGAAACTTGCGGAGCTGCATCCTCAACTTTATTAGCTAGATGCTCTTTTTTAGCTTCTGCTAATTTTATATGGTTTAAGATTTCTCTAACTTGTCGGTCTATCTTAACCATATTGAGAGTATATCTACCCTCTTTAAGATGCTCTTGCTCCCACTGTAGATCCAGACCCTTCTTTTTCAAGTATAGGTCGTTTAAGTGTTGCATCATTTTTTCCATCGATAACCTCCTCATAGGTTATTCTGTTAATCTTGTCACTATAAGAGTTTCCAAGATTTTCCCAAACTATACTTTTTTCTCCCAACTTGTCAAGTATAGCTTTTTCTAGTGAGGCTGAGTTATCTTCACACTCAACAATAAATTTAGCGTGATGTTCATAAGCCCAGATATTTACTAGAATTTTAGTCATTATTCTTTCTATCTTTGAAATGAGGCGGGATTGTGGCCCGCCTCAAATTTTTTAAGTATTAAGCGCCTTCAACGCCAAAGATACCTCTGTAGTCAGATACACCAAATCTGTATCTTTCTCTAGCTTTGTATCTTACGTTTCCAGTATCGAAATCACCTTCCATCGCTGTTCTGATTGGAGTTCTTTCGAAATACTTCATACCGTTAGGCACATCAGTGATAATGTAGAACGCATCCGTGTCAGTTAAGAAGTTGTTAACTCTGTAACCTTGTGGAATCATTCCCATTGACGCGATTGCGTTAATGTCATTATCAGCAGTTGACGTTCTACCTTGAGACTTCATAAGTCTTTCAGCAGTGAATTGAAGTTCACTTGGAACGATCATTTTAACACCTCTTGCAGCAATTTTTAGACCTCTTTCGTCTGTCATTGCAGCAATATCGATTAATGATTGCTCTAATGAAGTTTCATTCAAGTCAGCTTGAGTTGCTAACGTGTTTGATACAGTACCCGCGATTGTTGGGTGAGCAGTGTTAAATAAAGAAACACCGTCTCCAGAATCAAAATTATCCGTAGTTGGTAAACCTTGGATAAGCGGATCTACTGCTTTGATTTGTTTAGTATTCGCCATGGATCTAGCTAATGCTTTTGTATATCTAGACGCAAGTCTGTCATACAAGTTGTCCTCGATCGCTTCTTCAGTGATCGCGAACGCAAGCGCAACAGTTTCCATAGTGTATCTAGCTGTGTAAGTTTCTTGAGCATTGTCAAAAACTACGCCAGAACCTTCCGGTTTAACTGCAGCATTTGCAAAACCAGATAACATAACTTCTTCTTCAAACGCCCTGTCTGAAGTTTCTGTTACGTATATCTCAGCATGCTGATTCTCATAACGTTTGTATTCCAGTCCGAATAGTGCATTCAGGCCTGGTTCTAGTTCTTTAACTAGTTGTCCTCGTGATATAGCCATAATTGTTCTCCTATTCTAACTATTATATACCGTTATTTTTAGCGTTATACAGGTGCTCGTTGATCATAACAACAAAGTTCAAATTAGCAGCGCCAATTGTATTGTTCTCTACATCAGTTGAGATACCTGTTACTTTTAATTGAGCCGTACCAGTTGTAGATGTGCTGTGATTAAGTTCTGATTTAGAAACATTATTCGCAGAATCTCCAGCTGTTACTTCGATGTTGAAATTCTTGAACACATCTGTCTGCGCGTGCGCAGTAGCTTTGTTCGATTGAATCTCAAATCTTTCGTACGGATCATCAGCTACGAAAGCTTTAATATCACTAGCCGAAATTGAACCCGGATAGTTATTAGCAAACGTAGGCTTACTAGTTGTTGGATCAGTGTAAAAGACACCGTTGAGTGATCCAAGAAGGAAAGCTTCAGAAGCTGCAGCTTGGTGAATTGTACCAGCCGCTGTTGCTGAAACCGCGTCTTGGAAGAAGATTTGAGTAGTATCACCAGATGATATACTGTACTCTCCTAAACCCTGGTTGTCTCTATTCTGACCGACTTTGCCGATAGCTCTTAAGCCAAAAGCAGCGTCTTTGTTTGTTTTTGCCATAGAGGCCTCCTATTATATGTACCTGCCCCGAAGGGCCTCCAGTACGGGTTTATGTTATCTCGATGGTTTGTGAATTCCTAAATTAGGATTTCTTTGAGCCACCAAAAGTAACACGCGATTGTCTATCAATATTGATAGGCATGCTTGGGTGCTCTTCCTTCATAAGATCGTTATCTGCTGCTTCAACTTTTTCTGCATGCTGTTTAGCATAGTATTCTTGTCGTTGTTGCGCGATCTCTTCCGGTACCCTAGCGAGCACTAGGCCGCCAACACCGATGGTCCCTTTATATTTTCCGTCCTCTACGATTGGATAATCAGTATCTGGATATTCGTCAGCTCTCACTAATTCGTATCCTGATCTTATTCTTCCAGCGACGTTTTTAGTGTCTTGGAATCCTAAAGATTCAACTCTTATCCATCTGTGCCTAAAACCTGTAGGCGCCGGTGGAGCATCTAATGCTGATGGTGGAGACCAAACTTTTTTGTGAGAAGTTTTTTCTCTAGTTTGACTCGCACGAGAGGTTTTTTTATCATTATTATTTTCCATATGCTTAAGCCTCCTTCGTGATGTTTAATTGTTTCGCATATTCTTCAAGTGGCACACCTAATTTTTTAGCGATTGCGACCTGCGATGGTGTGAGCCTCACAGTTTTGCGACCTGATCTTGTACTTCGCTTCGCTGAAGCTACTGTCTGTACTGGCTTGGTCGTTTTTTCAGCCGTATCGCTATTATTAGCAAACTTATGCGGAAATTCAAGTCTTATTCTCTTATCTATTTCAGCATAATATTCGTCACTTGAGGGATCATAACCTTCATCTGTTATCTTTTTATGTAGATCAAATGCAGTGTAAGTCATCGCTGTATCTGTTCCAAAC